GACCGTTGATCCTAAGAAACGCAGCAGCTTCAGCCCGTTCAGCTTCAAGTTGCTTCTGGCTAAGTTCTACCTCGGCTCGGTACTGGGCTTCAATTCCCTTTTCAGCTTCAGCCCGTAGTTCTGTTAGCGCCCGTATCACTTGATCGGGGGTTACAATTTCAGTCATTATTCTCTTTTCTAGCGCGGGGCAGGATCTAGCCCACCCCGCGCGCGTCTATCCTATTACTTTTTAGATTCGGCTTCTAGTGTCTTTCCGTAGTCGCTGATCTGATTTAGTATGTGCTGACCAGCGCCCGCTCGCCTAGCGTCGTTGTAAAGATTGCGTAACCCGTCCACGCTTAGAATGTTTTGCGCTTCAGTTATCCAATCTCTAGCTGGCGTAGCTCCACTTTGTACTTTAGCCATTTCTTCACGGCTGGCGCGCTGATCACCAGACAGACCCATATTTGCGAGCGCTCTACCGATTGCTGACGTTTCGCAATTTTCTAGGGCGCTGGTTTTGTTAGCCATACCCGCGCCGTCAATCTCGAATGCCAGCCCCGTCGATTTTAGATACCAAGACTTTTCGGGATCTGGTTGAGCTGGGGCGTCTGCCCAGATTTCATTCATCGGCAAATAAATCTCCGCCTTGACTCGCCAAGTGTTAGCCTGCCGATCCGTTTCCCTAGTTTGGTCAATGGTGATAATACGCGCGTTCGGGTGGAGCGCATACAGCTTAGTAATACGACTAGATACGGTTTCGTAATCTTCTAGGTTGAATTGTGCCATTATTCTTGATCCCTTCTTTCTCTCTTTGGTAGTTTCTTGTGTTCAAAATCGGTCATAATGTTTAGGACCGCCCAGCCATTAGTTTCAATGTCAAACCAGCCCTTGATCGCACCGATTTTAAGTTGTAATCCGTGGTAGATAATAAACTCAAACTCCGCTGCCTCTTGGAATCCGCGAGCTGGTGCGTAGCGCTTGACACCGACTACTTCACCCGTGATCACGGTTTCCGTATACGTGTTTTTTATTATCACCCAATCACCGACTTCAGGATCTTCGGCATAATACTCATTGAATAAGTTACGTATTTCCTTTTCTTCTTTTTTCACGATCCACGCTTTCTCGTTAGGTATGGTGTGCCACCCTTACGCGATGATCTAATGAAAGCTGGTGTGTCATAAATCACTCCAGTCTTCGCCTTGCCCATAGCGTAAAGAACTTGGGACTGTAATTTATTGCTTTCTTCTTTTGCTTTTTCCAGCTCATCGAGCGCGGAACTGTAATGTAACCCCAGCTCACCGAGTTCAATGCTGACGCTGGCTTCAATGTCTGGGTGCTGTAGCTTGACCGCTTGAACGGTAGCTTCTGATCCGTCCCATTCTGGTCTAGTTTCATTGGCTACGCAGTTTAGGAACTCCGCTACTTTAGCTTCGTCTGATTCTTGCCAGAACTTATTTGCTTCAATAGTAAATTCTTTGTATTCACTTCCCGCAAACAACACCGCAACATACGCATAAGAAAAACCGAATACCGCTAAATACCATTGGACTTGCGTCATATAGTATTGCGGAACTCCGTTGATCCAATCGTCAGAGTAGCGCGCAGTTTTGATTTCTAATACGCCATAATCACCATTTGCGTTTTCAAGGATCGCGTCGGGGTTAGCTAAGTACTTCTCGTTGCTAAGGCTAACCCAAGTTCCAACGTCGCGTAAGACGGTGAGTTCTGGGTGTTCCTTAGCGAACCGATCTATTACGACAGGCTCTAGAGCCTTGCCCCAATACATAAACTCGTTTTCTTCAACGGCTGAATCTATTAGACCCAGCTTTTTTGCCCATAAGGAATACGCGCTTTCATACTTACTAGCGCCTACGATCGCGCCGACTTCTGAACCGCCGATCCTTCCAGCCCTAGCTTGATGCCAAGCTGGGTCGGAGCTGTCCCACGATCCGAGGTATTTCGCGTTTCCTAGTGTTGCCTTTTCTGGTATTGTATTCTTTGTCAAGAGTTCCTTGTCCTTTCTTTTGACAAGCGGGTAGCTTTCGGGTTACCCGCTTTTGACTTTTCTGACAATAAGAACCCTAGCTGATACCACCGTCATTCGTGGACTTATCTGCCATACTGGTAAGCATTATGGAAATGACTAGGCAACAGGCGTTTACCGAGTTTAGCCACGCGCAGGCTGACATTGAAGATCGGGGCGGGAGTTTGGCTTGCCGTGAGAACCCAGACTTTTTCTATCCTGAAGATTACTTTGAAGCGCCAGTCCGTAAGATAGCTGAAACTCTAGCTAAGGAACTCTGCTTAGATTGCCCTTTAGTAGCCCTGTGTAAGAGCTATGCGGTCTTAGCGCAAGAGGACTACGGTATTTGGGGTGGCACTAACGCGCGAGAGCGTAGGGAGCTTAGGGCTTTCCCTCTGGCTTAGAAGGCGCTTTGTCGGCAATCTTGCCGAAACTCTTGTTGATCTCGTCAGCGTCAATTTTGCCGTCAGCTAAATAAGATCTTGAAAGCTCTTGGGAAACGTCAATGATCCCAGCAAACGCAGCCATAGCGATTGCGTCGGCTATTTCTAAACCGATCACCGCGCCACCTACGAAAATACCCGTCACCTTAAGAATGATTACTGCGAAAGTCCTGCGAGCGATGTCTAACCACATAATTTATTTCCTTACTTTATCTTTAGAACTTGACCGACGTTGATCTGGTTGGCGTCCTTTATTCCGTTGATTCTTACAAGCTCCGCAACAGTAGTGCCGTTGCGTAAAGCAATACGGGTCAAGTTATCACCTTTGACTACTGTGTAAGTTCCGCTAGCAGGTGGGGTAGGTGTAACACTTACAGGCTTAGGAGCAACACCCTTTTGTTTAGCCTTGCCGTGAACAGGGGCAGGCGCGGTAGGAGCGTCGGCGGGAGTTTCGTTCTTGGCTGTTCCCTTTATTGCTTCCAACTTGATAAGTGCGTCAAAGAAGGCAACAGGCTCAATGAAGTTAAGACCTGTGGCGCTCCACTCATACTTTTTGCCTTTGTGTAGCTCCCAATGTAGATGCTTGCCAGTAGACATACCAGTCGATCCCATTTTGCCCAGCGGAGTTCCCGCTTCAATTTTCTGACCGACTTTGACTTTGATACTGTCATCGAGCATATGCGCGTAAAGAGTCGTGTATTGCTCTCCGTTGATTTTGTGAGCGATCATTACGAAGTTTCCGAAACCACCACCCGCAGCGGTTGATTTTTTTGCTTCAGTTACTACGCCGTCGTAAGCTGCTTCGATCCAGCAAGGCTCGTGAGGACTCCAGATGTCTGTTCCGTTGTGATGCTTAGGGGCTTTGGTTACTGGGTGAATACGGTTGCCCATAATGCTAGTGATCTTCCAGTCTTTACCCTGAACGCCGTCAATAGCTTGCTGTGCTTTTGCCAATTTATTTTCCCAACGTGCTAAATAGTAAACCAATAATTGAAATGAATGAAGCTGTCAAACCTGTATAGGCTATGCGTTCAATCCAAGCTAACCGCGCGAGCGTCAGCTCCACTTCTCTTATTCTATCAGGCACGTCGTCTAGGTGATCTAGCTTCTGAAGTACCTTGACTAAGATCTCACCGTGTTCTAATTGCTTCTTGTAAATGTCAGCTTGCGTAATGCGGACTGAAGTAGTTTCGTCAGCCATTTTTACGCTCCTTCAGAAAAGTCCTGAAGCTCCCAATCTAACGCTGCTTCGTTCCAGAAATAACTGAAGCCGTCTGTTGGTTTAGGAACAGGTGGTTGCCATTGGCAGGTATCCTCATCGAGTATCCAAGACGGAAAAGTCTTAGGTGGAATAAAGGCATCAAGAGCTTCATCGTAGGTGAAACCTAGACCAGCAAAGTTCTTGCGGAAAGCCTTAGACTGATCAGTCGCAGGCTCCCTAGTTTCAGGATCTAAGTAAACACCACCGAGAGTGTTGTAAGAAGTTTGCTTGTACGTGTCACCTGTTCGCTGGGATAGTTCCGCTTCTTTGCCGTCATCTTCTTGCCTTCCGACAGTAACGAAGATTACGATGTTGTTTTGATCTAGTTTTGCGAAATGACTCATGAGAAAGTTACCGTTTCACTCGTTGTACTTGTCGCGGTGACAACGTATACTTGTTTGCCACCGACCGTTACGTTGGTTTGTGTTACTCCACCACTAAAGGTAGCAGTAATAGCTGTCGGAATCGCGAAAATAATAACACCAGAACCACCAGCACCAGAGTTTGTGTTGGTAACACCACCACCACCACCGCCAGTATTAGCTGTACCTGCTGTGGGGTTTACAGAATTTCTACCGCCGTTACCGCCACCGCCAACACCACCATTACCAGAAACAGAACCACCGCCACCGCCACCGCCCCCGCCACGGGTCACAGAAAAACCTGTAATTGAAGAAGCTAAACCAGCACCGCCGTCGCGCCCAGAAGCGTTAGTCGCAGTTACGCCAACAGCACCAGCTCCGCCACCGCCAGCACCACCTTGCTGTCCTGTAGTTCCATTACCGCCGTTACTTCCTTCTCCGGGTAAGCCTTGTGTGTATGGAGCGGCAATACCAGCGTAACCACCGCCACCAGAACCGCCAACTGTATTTTGACCAGACTGGTTTGATCCACCGCCACCGCCTTGCGAAGTGACAGAACAGAAAACCGAACGATTACCTCTAAACCCAGGCTGAAAACCGAAAACATAAACCGTAGCAGCTCCACCAGCACCAACAATAATTGGGTAAGCAGTTCCCAGAGCAATAGGCAAAGGAAGTTCAGCAGTCACAGAACCACCGCTTAGTGAACCTGAAACATTAGTGCGATAACCACCAGCTCCGCCACCGCCACCGCCAGCACCAGTATCGACCATACCGCCACCACCACCGCCACCGATTACAAGATATTCAATAGTTGGAGCTTCGGAAGCTAAAGCTACAAAGCTAGTTCCGTCAAAAAACTCAAAAGTATCAGTATCAGCGAGGTATGTGAACATTCCCTCGGTCGGGCTAGGAATCGCAGATCCCCTAGCTGCTGTCCCAGCAAAGGTCATAACGGCTTGATCCATTAGATATGTGTTTACGTCTGCTGACGCTAGAACTTCACCAGCGGTAAATACTTTTCTTGGCATTCTTTTCCTTAGTTTTTATTTAGTAATTTTAAGTTTTGATTGTTATAGATCCACGAACGAGGTGCCGTTCCAATACTGTAAAGTATTAGAATCAGCTAAGTAAGTTAGCATACCTTCCGTTGGTGTGGAGATAGCTGACCCTCTAGCAGCCGTTCCAGCGAAAGTCATAACAGTCTGGTTCATAAGGAAGTTGTTTACGTCGCTCGCGGAAAGCACCTCACCAGCGGTAAATACTTTTCTTGGCATTGTCTTCCTTAGTTCTGTTCTTTAGAGTTTAGCATTAGTAGCTAAGTTGATCCTCGTCTAGAATACCAAAGACCGCGTCGTCTAGTATGAACAAGGCAAAATCGAGTCTTTCTAAGGAAAGAGTCATTTGCTTTTCTGAATTGGACCATTCGTGCTGAATACCAATTACCTTACAATACTGCTCAATGGCTGGTGGTATGCCCGAAGGAGTAAATCGCACCTGAACAATGTTGCCAATTTCAAGGTCTAATATCTCGTTCTGTTGTGACTCACTTAGCGTGTCGAGGCTGAGTGTCAGACTATCGAAGCGGTATTGGGGTTGCTTGAATCGCGCCAGCAAGAAGTCCGCTAGGAATTGTAAGTCTTCTAGGGAGTTAGTTTGTAATCCGTTAGCCGTATAAGTTCTCGGACCGTAAATGGCTTGTGAATCAAAATCTTCAGAAGTGGCTTCGTTAGGAAAGATCGGATCGTCATTGGTTAGAACTATCCTGTTATATAAACTTTCTGACCCGTAAACTACGCCAAGACTAGAGAAGGGTATAACAGTAGACGTGCCGACAACAGCCTCGTCCGTGAAAACTAAGTCAATAAGTCCGGGTGGACGATTACGTTCTTGGAATACGAAATCGCCATTCTTCCCAATAAAGACTTCTCCAGCTTCGCTTACTGCTAACTGCTGTAAATAATTGAGTGCGCTTGTCCCTTCGGAAATTGTGGCGTCGCTAAGTATTGTATTTCCCACGTCAATTTGCCTTTCATCAGCAGCCCAACCAACAGTAGGCAAATCTAAGATACGTTCTACGCGAGCGCCTGCTAGTTCGGGATCTGGGAAGACTTCAGGTAAGTCGTTGTCGGATAATTGGCTAAAGGCATCGGACAGCTGTATAGATACTACGGAACGATTAGGTGGTAAGTACGCGATATCTAAATCGTCAATGTAACCGAACATTACTGGGTAATCGTTACAACTAATGCGTATTTTTCTTTTTGGAACAAGTTGCCCAAAGTAAGGACCAGCCTCGTAAAGAGGATCGAATAAGCGGTCGTAGTTATCTAGGTTGATCGTAGCGTTACCAGCGTCAATACGATCTAGCGCTTGTGACTTACCCCTAGCGGTTTGCGCGTCAATAAGACGTTCGGTAATGTCATAGAATCTTTCTCCGCTTAGTGTGTATACGGTGTTATCAAGTACACCGCGCACAAGATCATCGAGCTTGAATCCAATCTCGTCGGACTGCGCAAAGTTAAGACCGATCTCAACTTTGACCGCGGGAGCTGGCATTACGCACCCTGCCAGACCGCACCAGAAGTGCGCTCGTAAGACTTGATCGCGTCCACAATAGCTTTACCAATAGACGGACCAGAACCAACACCGCCACTTACTTCAATCTGGTAGTAGTTGTTTACCACTTCTTGATTGGCGAAGGCACGATCTGTTCCCACTCCAGCTATACCAGAAGCTAAGTTACCAAACTCTCCGTAAGCAGAGTTCAGCTGACTAATGAAAGCGCTACCACCACCAACGATCGCAGAGGCTAATTGGCTACCAGCCATTGGTCCAGCTTGGATCACCTGCTGAAGTAATGCGGTGTTTAGACCTAAACCAGAAAGTTGAGTAATGCTCTTGGCGAATCCCTTTGTCTTGTCTAGTAGCTTGGCTATGTTACGCGTAATTGAATTTACAGAGCCACCTAGCTTCGGTAAGTCAAAGCTAGACAGTATGGACTCTTTGATTTGCCCGAATGTTCTTTTTACGGAATCAGCAAAAGACTCGTAAGCAGCGCGTCTTTTCTCTAATCTTTCTTCTTCAGCCCTTCGAGCTTCTTCAGCAGCCCTAGCAGCAGCAGCAGCAGCTTGGGCAGCAACACGTTCAGCTTCTCGGATAGCGTCACTAACACCACCAGCACTACCACCCCCAGAAAAATCTGGAATTTCTGGAATCTCAAAATCGGCAAGGCTGTTTTGGAGATTAGCTAATCTCTCCATTTGATCAGCCGTCATAGAAAGTTGCTCGGTGTAATCTTCGGCTTCCACGGTACCTTGATTCATACCTTCAGACATTTCCCACGCTGCTGCTGCTGCGGCACCGAAAGCCAAGATGATAATACCGATACCTGTGCGCCTCAACGCGGTTGAGAATGTGGTGACAGCCACGGTCGCAGTTCCAGTAGCAGTCGTGAAAAGACCCATTACTGTCGTCGCGATTGCCATAGCAGCAGCTTTAAGTGCTATTGCTATGTTCACTAACTTGATGATTGTATTGAGGGCGAAAAACGCGGTTACGACGAATGTGATAGCTTCAGCGTTAGTAATTAGGAATGTGGCTAATGTCGCGATAGTGGTAACAAGACCCTTCCAATCAACGGAGTCAATAGCTGCCTTTATTTGCGGACCAATAACTGGTATGAGCTCACGGAACTCCGTGATCAAACCTAGAACGGCTGGCATTACCGCGAAGCCAATTTCCTCGGATAAGTCATTCAGCTCATTGTTTAGACCCTCAACTTGTCCAGCGAAAGTTTCCGCATAAGCAGCAGCCGATCCACCGAACTGCGATTGTAATTCAGCGAGGATAATTTTCTGCGCGCCCATTAGATCACCCGACTCAGCGAGCGCGGTAATCTGTTCCTTTTGCTGTTCTGTGAATTGAATACCAACACGCGTAAGAGCTGAGATTCCAGCAACAGGATCGTTCAGCGCTTTACCTAATCGAATAGCTTCGGTGCTGGCGTCCGTTCCCATAGCGCGCGCCACATCGAGCATTGCCTGTGTGGTCTGATCGAATATGTCATTACCCACACCAGCTTGATTCTGGATATTCTTGAATGTGAGCAATAGGTTAGCGCCCGAAAGAATTGCCTCGTCGCTAAAGCTCGTACTCTTTTGTAGGCTGGAAGCCAGAGCAGCTATTTCTTGAGCTGTTCCGTTAGCAGTTGTACCCGTTGATCTAAGAACGGCTTCAGTCTGGGCAAATACTCTTTGAGAGTCTGCTGCGTCGCCAAGGCTTTTACCAATTAGCGTGAAAGCACCAGCAATCACCGCGCCAGCTACAAGTAAGTTACCCCTAAGCGAATTGACCGACGATGAAAGAGTAGCGAGTTCTCTCTTGGCGATACCTAAGCCTCTACCGTCAAAGGCTGTACCGATCCGAATATTGATTGCCATTTACTTAAGCTCCCTGTTCACCTTCGCAGCGTAGTTGTCTAATGTTCTTTGTATACCAGCCATAATCTTCCCGCGAGTTTCAAACACCGCTCGGAACGCAAATCGTCCCGGACTCTTACCATTACGTTCTTCGAGATACTTAATAAAGTTGTCGCCCTGCCCGTTGAGCGCGATAGATCCGTCACCTTTTCGAGATCCTCTAGTTCCAGTACCACGTATCTTAGATCGCGCGCGCGGTGGTGCGCGTCTAATACCAGCAAGCTCGGCGTAATCAAAACCAAGGGAGTTGCTACCACCAGTAACTGCGATTCTTACAAGTGGCTGACTGCTGTATCCGAAGGACATTATTTTCGGAAGGACAGAAACATTCACACTCTTGACTCCAGCCCACTTGATCGGTCCGTTATTCGCCATACCGCTTAGGGGAGCGACGGCTGGAGTTCGTGAACGTATCCTACTGACCGCGCCCGAAGTGGTAACGATTGAGCGTATCTCCGAACGTATTGCTTTGATTGAATCAGGCTCAACTAATTTTAGTATTGCTAAAGTAGTTTCTAAACCTTCTACGCGAACTGACGTTGCTGAACTCTGCTCCATTCAATTATTGTAGCGCAAGCAAAAATAGACTCCCTTTTTGAGAGAGTCTATTTCTGTATGCTTTTTGCGATTAGCCAACGGTGCATTGTCCAGAGCATTCGATCCGATTGCTCTAGTAAAATACTTGGCGCGATTCCTGATTCAACTGCGAGTGAAGCTATGTACCAGTGAGCGGACGAGTCGCCTAAGCCTTTGATGCTTTTGGGTCTTCGGCTGCTCCAATAGTTTCAATAAGATCAACCCATTCTTCGTATGACTTGTCAGTTACTTTGCGTCTTTTCTCGGAGTGCCAAGCTAAGAACAGTAACCAACTAATACGTGCCTCATCTAGTTTCGCAACCGAGAGATTGAACTTATCTTCAAACGCAACCATATCGGAAGCCGATACGACTACTTCGTGAGAAGTTCCGTCAAGAAATGTAATTTGTAGGGTAATTTTCATTTGCTATTCCTTATGCTGTTGCGCTGGTTACTGGACCGCTGGTTGGGTATGATACCGAGAATGTTGCTAGGTCACCAACAGCACCGCTGATCGGGCTGACGGAGTTTACCAAAACAGTAGTAGTCCAAAGCGGGTTAGTAGCCGAAGTTACTGTTCCGTTAGGTCTTAGAGTTACTGTCGCGATTGTTCCTAGAAGTGGGTTGAGCAGGGTGCTGATTGCGCCGACTCCGTAATCGCTGTGGAAGTCAAGAGCTACTGTTCCAGACTTTAGTCCACCGATTACTTTAGTCCAACCAGCAGAACCGAAGTCAGTCACATCTACGTCAGCTGCGGTGATCTCTAGCGTTGCCGAAGCACAAGAGCTAGAAATGTCAGTTCCGTTGAGTGTGACGTTTGTTGCTGTCACTACGTATTTTGCCATTTTGTTTTTTCTTTCTTGTTAGTTATTGTGTATACACGATTACGTCGAACTCCGCAGCAAGGTAAATCTGATCGCTGAGCGAAATTGTTCCGTAGTTCTTCATAGCGACTACCCTCAAATCTTGGATAACACCTGAGAGCGTCCTGTCTGATTCTATCGCAGTTTTGACTGACGAAGATCCTGAACCACCGCAGTAAGTATCAAGTAATCGTTGAGCGTTGCGCTCTGAAGCGCGTCCGACAATAACCGTCACGGTGAAAGAGTACTGATCAAGTCCTCTCTGGAACGCACGATCGTATTCGATTGAGTTTGGTTGAATGATCGCTACGGGTGGCTGTGGGTTATCTGGGACCGTTTCAGTAGTACGTAGCCCAGTAATGGTGCTTAGATTAGTGGCTATCCCGTCACGTATTTCGGAAATAGTTGCCATTACGCAAATCTAACTTTACGAAACGGAGATACCAGCGCTTGAACGTCTGGGTCAATACGGCTAACTCTAATTACGCCTAGATCACCGACACCAGCCACACCGAGCGGGGAGTCGTAGCGCTTGAACTGACGCTGTGCCAACATCAATACCGCCTGCTTGATCGCGATTGGAACGGCAGCCCAGCCGAAAGTACCTACGATCTCAACCGTTGCTTCACCGCCATAAGTCGGGAACAATAGATCGTCTACGGCGCGGATCTGTGTCGCGGGTGTCACTATCCCGCCTGCGCGTCCGTTCAATGGCTCTAGTTGATAATCGTCGGTTGCCCAAGTGGTGTCAAAGGCTTTTCCGTCTGAAGCTGTACGTAATCTAGTGATCGTTACAATGTCGTCGGTTTCGCAAACGTAGCTATCGTTCGGCATATAAACTCTTGTTCCGCTGTTCGTGTAAAACACGCGCTCGCAAAATCCGTCTAGCTGACGGGAAGCTGCTTCGATTGAAGTTTCAAGTAATGAGTCGTCTACGGTGTCGGCGCTTGGTATACGCATTACCGCTTTGAGTTCCGCTAACGTAGCGTATCCGTTTGTAATTGCCATAGTGTTCTCTATTCTACATCGTCGTTGGAAAGCGTCTAGAAACCAAGTTCGTTTCTTATTTTTGCTATGTGTGCTAAGCCTATTTGGTCGTTCGTAGCTGGTCTACCTACTCCACTCATAGTAACCCTTCCGTATCCTAGATCGTGAACTATTCTTACGGTATTGGCGTGATACGGCTTTGCTCCAGCAGCTACGCACCGAATATAAAGTTCCCAGTCATCGTAAATAGCGCCTCTGGTATGACCACCCGTACGCTCAAACAATTCCCGCTTGATCGGGGCAGCGCCAGCGCAAGTCATCTCATACGGGATCTTTTCGGGTATCCACCTACCTTCCATTATTGACCCGTCGTGTTTGAGTTGTATTTTGTCAATGTAGATATCGCAGCCAGCTTGATCTGCTTGCTCCAGCTCATCGAAGGCGCTTGGTAAATAGTAATCGTCCACGTTACAGACGGAGATCCAATCGGTCGTTTGCTTAGATTGAATCGCCAGCATAAAGTCAGCGAACTCACCTTCCATTTCAATACGACGCGTAATCTTCTTGTACTTAGCTGGTACTAGTGATTTTACGTATTCATTATTTTGCGGATCGTGGCAAATAACTATCGCGTCAGGTTGCCTATTCAGGCTTTGAACACCAGCCCACCATTGAGGCATAAACTCGTTGTAAGCAGTCCCGAAAAGGCTGACTCCTACCCCGATCGTTAGTCTAGGACTGTTTCCCAAAATAACTTCTTTGCGTTAGTAATCAAGTTGGTCAGCGTATCTCGGTCACGCCAATTTGGAACTGAAGTTATACCAGCCAAGTCGTTAGTATGTACTTCGCAACCAGATAATACCGCCTCAATGATCACCCTTGGCTCGGCGTCAAATCCATTAGGTAACAAGACGAAGTGTTTTGCCCTACTCATAATTTCAAGAACTTTCGCGCGGGGTTGCCCCGTCATCATTAGTAACGGGATACCACGTTCTTCAGCCCAAGCCTGTGCTTCGGCTGGTCCTTTTTGCCAATGTAATCTAGCAGCCCACAATGCGAAGTTTTCTTTTGGCTTGACAGAGAACTCACTTGGATCTAACGCGGACAGAATCCAATTAGTTTTTGCGGGTTGAGTCCATTCCATTTCTAGTTCTAAGTGTCTTGGAGTTTGCCCGACAAAGACTTTCGCGGAGTTGATCAGCAACGCTCGTTCTGGTGTTCTTGTCTGTAAGTGGTGAATAGCTACGGCTGGTTTCTTCTTGGCGAGTTGTGTCATCGCGTAAGGCGAGAGTAGATCTGTCCCTGTAATTATTACTTGATCGTATGACATAGCTTGTTCCCACTTGTCGGGAGTTATTACGTCGATCGGGACTGGAGGGTCTTTCAGAATAATATCGTCGCTCATTTCAGCGCCACCAATTAGAACACCGTCAATCGGCAAGTGGTGGGAGATCCAAGCAATCAAAGTAGTTTCCTAAGCACGGGTAGCCAATGATCCCGCCAGACTTTTTCAACGTCGTAATCCTGTGCGAAGTCAATAGAAATCTGGGATCTTGATTTGCCCTTCTCGTAAGCAAGCTCTAGCGCGTTCACGATTGACGGCACGTTAGGGATCTGCCACCAAGCGTTCTGACCGCTGTTCCAAGTAGGAGTCCCGTCTACTAACCAGCCGTCTTCAGCTACTAGATCTTCGCTGGCAGCCCAGCCCGAAGCAATTACCCTAGTCCCGCAGGCTTGGGCTTCCATAGTCGGTACACCGAAACCCTCTCCGTAAGAACTAGCCAATAGAACATCGAAGGAAGTGTAGAACGCTGCTAGATCTCGATGAGATAATCCGAAGCGGTAATCATTAGGGTCTGGAAAGCACACCGCTGAATCTGGTATTCCCAAGCTAGAAAGCAAGCTAGGTAAGTTCCAACCACCAGCCCTACCAAGCGGGTCAGCGTGTATGTAAAGGACTGCGTCTGGGTGCTTCTTTTGGAAAATAGAGAAAGCCATAATGTTTTCCCCGAAGGCTTTTCGGTGGACCATTCCGTTTGCTTTGTTAGCAGCGACCATACCTACGATGAACTTATCTTTACCGCCAATCATTTCTTTCGGATCAAGTCCGCTAGAAAGTAGCTGAGTCGGCTTCATTACTTTAGTGTCAATCGCGTGAGGTACGTATTCACACTCGATACCTAACTTGGTAAGTTGCCTTACGCCGTTCGGTGCCATAGCAATCGGAACTACATTCGGTTTACGTAGGAATGCCTCAACTTCAGGCGGAGTGGTCACGTGATCAAGTGGTGTCCACGCTGCTATTTTGCGTAGCTTGTCGTATTGCTTTGACTTCATTACCCATACGTCATAAAGACTTATGAATAGATCATTGAGTTCAGGGAACTTTGACGCGAAGTGATTGTGGTCATTCGGCGCTACGTCGTTACTGTAAAGATCCATTCCGCGCGGGTAATGCTTCACTTTTCCGTACGGTGTGCGTATGGTGTTGATCGTTCCTTCTAGTCCGTAGTTGGATAACATCGCGACTTCCGCGCCGTCACGTACTAGCCGATCAACCAGTAACTTAACCTGCTGTCCGTATCCCGTAGGGCTGTCATACGAATTAGACCAGACGCTAACCGCGCCCGTAAGTGGTTTCTCTTTTTTACTCATAGAAAGAAGATAGCAGAAACCCCGCCTAACTCGCTAGAGCTAGACGGGGTTTTGCTTAGTTCTTTGTGCTTAGCTTGCTGCTCCGCGGAAGAACTTGACGTGACCAGCGTGGGTCAAGTTTCCATCTACGCGCATAGTTACGCGGAAGGTGGTTACGTCTTGGTTGAACGCGTAGTCCGCAGACTGAGCGACCTGAAGTCCACCAGCCATACGTACTTTGTAGCTTGGAAGGTGTCCGAACAATACCGACTTGGCAGCTGTTCCAGTAGACGCCATAGCAGGGTTCTCTGAAATAGGGAAACCAGCGAAGGTGTCTGGCTGACCGATACCAACTTGGTATAGGTAGTTTCCAGCGGTGTCCTTCAGCTTGCGGATCGCGCCGACAGACTGAGAGTTCGCCATAAAGCCAACTCCAGGAAGTCTGCGAGCAGCTCCGTCAAGTGAGTAAGCAAGGTCGATCAAGTTGTCAGCGGTGAATCCACCAGCAACACCAGTTCCACCAGTAATACCAGAACCAGCAACAGTAACGATACCTGTCGGCTGTACAGTTCCAGTTCCGTTGGTCAGACCGTCGTTCACGGCGTAACCAATTGCGTTACCAGCCTGCTCTGCGATAAGACTTGAAATGTCGAATCCAGCGTCAGCCAATAGTTCGTTAGCTACTGGTACAAGGAATGAGTACTTGTAAGCGCCAAGAGTGATCGAGCTGAATACAGGATCGCTTGGGTCAATAGCGCCAGCAGCACCCTTGATAGTAGCAGTTGAATACGCGGTTAGTGTTGGAATGGTTAGGCTCTCACCAGAAGTGGTGGAGATAACCTGTGACACGTCTAGCATTGGACCAACTAGGCGAGCAACAGAGAATACCTCGTCAAAGAATGACTTTGGTACGGTGTTGTCGCTTGGAGTTAGTGTACGCTTCTCAAACTCGAATGAGCGTAGTTCTCCACTGGCAATCTGACGTAGTACATCTGAGTCAGATCTTGACTCGGACTTTGGTACGAATGACTGAGCAGCGTTAGCAGCAGCAATCATTCTTTCTTCGTTGCGCTTGGCAACTCCGATAGCTTCTTCAGCTGAACGAATGTCAGCCTCGATCTTTTCAATCTTCGCTACGTCTTCAGCAAGCAGTCCGCGTTTCTCGGACTCCGCGAAGTCAGTAACTTCGCGAATCTGCTCAACTAGGTTTGCGCGAAGTTCTTCTTGTGCCTTGATAAAGGACATTGTGATACTCCTATTAGTTAGTTGATTATTTATTTGCCCGCGCTGACGCAGGGAACTCGGCAGAGCTAACTCACTTCCGATACTTTTACTTTAGCAGATAGCTAGTTAGTCGTCCCAAGGATCGTACTCTTTGGCTGGGTGATCTAAACCCGTGCCAGAATAATCTGCTGCGAAACCGATTGAGCTACTCATCTCAACTTCACGCGGTTCGGTAGCTGAACTCACTTCGGGGCATTGGTGGCGCTTGACCCACTTGGCGTAAAGAGCTGGCGCTTGATCGCCTTCGGCTAGGAAAGAAGATCCGCAAGCGCAGATCTCCTTGATTTTCATTTCCTAGATCCGACCCTCTCAATTATGAAGAAGAAGCTGAATGAAATCAAAGCCACTCCAAGAGCGTACCCGATTAGGGCGTCCCGCTCTACGACCCACAATACCATTCCGAATAAGAATAGACCGATTATGGATAGTAGGTAATTTTGTAGTTTCCTCATTTTGTTATCTCCTTTTCGCAGTTTTCGCAGTTGGTATGTTGTTCGCCTAGTTCCCCGAATGGATCGTCGTATCGGACGGGGAGATCCGATTCCGCAGCGCACTCGTGGCAGACTACCCAATAAAGTCCAGAGGCATCGTCACCGATCACCCAAGCGGTATTCCCTTTAGTCATTGTTCAAGATCCTTCTAATCTGATCGTAGCGCGGATATCCGTCAAGATACTGCGTCCACGATCCTGTGTGTTCCGTAGCCCAGCGGTCTACCCGATCAGCGCTAATCTTCTGGCTACGCTCAATGGCTTCGGTATACATCTTGATCTTGTATGGGCTGGTTGATCGGGACAGGAAGATCTTGTTGTCAGCTACACGGATCATTGAGTCCGCGATGTACCAAGCGTCGTCGCGGATCTTTTCGGTTGGTCGTCTTAGGAACTTCATTACGCGACCACCTCGTCACACCATTCGCACTCACCGATCTTGTATAGATCGCAGTCTTGGAAACCGTATTTGAGATCTTCCCATACGTCTTTCCAAAGATCAGCGCGACCCCAAGAGCAGTCGTAGTGGCGTTCGTGAACTTCAATGTCACAAGTCATAAACTTCGGCGCGGTCATAAGAACTAGATCGCCTCTGTCGTCAATCGTAGCGCCCAGCTTTTCAGCCAGATCGTAACACCGCTTCTTGCTCATTACTTCACTTCCTTTACTGGGTGATCAACGTCGTTCAGAACTTCTTTCCAAAGATCAGCCATTGAACTGAATGATCCGCGCGGTGCGTAAATAGATCCTGTCTGATGAGCGTTGTCCCAGATCAACTCGTTAGGCAACCACGCTTCAAAAACATACTCGCCGTCAAAATCTTTTCCTTCGGTGTATTGTCCGCCGTCGGCTTGGATCTTGGCGATTACTTTTGCTTTGCTCATTTTCCCTTGTCCTATCCACCAGCCCTGTTTGGCTGATGTATTGATTATACCACGTTTGACACGATTTAGGGTGATTTAGCCTAATTTAGTATAACGATTCGATAACTATTTATACGCCCCGTAGCGGGGTCGGGATATCTGGGTATCTAATCACCCCAGCCCAGCCCTGAAAAGCCCGCTATGGACCGCACAGCAGTCCGTATTGGCAACGATCTGGGCAAAGGGAAACCCCGCTAGGAAAAGAGAGTGAAACCTAGCGGGGCTGTAAACGCGTGCGAATTACCGTTTTTCGGCTACCCCTACAACACGCGTTTCTTTTGTCGAGCTTGATTGCGAGATATTGTCGGCACGATCACCCGAAATGATTTCTGCCTCTCCGCTGATCAGCTTGACGATTGCTTCAGCCCACTCGTCAGCGAACTGAACGACTACACCAGTATCAGGATTACCAGCGGTCTTCAGAATTGTGGCTTTGATTTCTTGTTTGCTTGTCATTACATCTCCATTAGTTTGAGTTTGGTTTTCTTGAGTTCTAGCATCGCCAGATCTCCCTGCTCATCTTCAAGATCTTCGCTTGGTGCTGGCGCGAGTTCGTTGATTACCGCGCGTAGTAGATCGGCAGCTTCAGGACTTAGATCTTTTCCTTCTTCTAGGGTTAGCATCGCGTCCGCTAGATCGTCAGCGCTCACAGAAGCGCGCTCCGCAATCTTGTCTAAGCCACGTACCGAAGTAGTTCCAGCGGTAGAGGTGTAGGCGGGAAATGCCACGATTGAAACTTCGTGTAAACGGACAGACTTCAGAACACGTTCAGAACCGTCTTCGTTCCAGTCATCTCCGCCAGACGGAACGCTGAAACCGAAGCTCATAGAATCAACATCTCCGCGCTTCAACAGAACAGCAGCGTCGCGCCCCTGAGTTGTATTTGG